AATAATTAAGTATGATAGTAATAATACAAGATAATTTAATAAGTTTAGCATATATAGGTGCAGTAGTATGTTTATCAGCTGCAGCACTATTAGTTATGTGGTTGATTAATAAAGAAAGAAAATAGTATAATGGAATTAAAGTTAAAAAGTATAAGTCATGGTTTAAGGAGAATGCATTATAAAGGGGTTAGTTGTATAAAGTTTCCTTTTGATTATGTACAATACCAAATGATCATGAATGAAATTCAACCAGATCTTGTAATAGAGATTGGTACATTACGTGGGGGTTCTGCTTTATATTTTGCAAACCTAATGTTATTGCAAGGAACAGTTGGTGAAGTACATACTATTGATATTGCAACTGCAGAAGAAGACATTACAATACGTAGACCAAATGCTACAGTTGATCAGAAAGTTATAGATCACCCTAAAATTAAATTGTTTACAGAAGGATGGCAAGGATATGACTTAAAGAATATTGAAGGGTTTCAACGCATCCTTGTGGTTGATGATGGTTCACATCATTATCAAGAAGTATTAGATGCATTGCGTAAGTTTGGTCCTATTGTAACATCAGGTTCATATTATATAGTTGAAGATGGTAATGCTGAAGATATATGTTCTGATGAAGTATATGCAGAATTACATGGTGGTCCTCTACGGGGAATAATGGATTATTTAAAAGAAGGTGGTCCTTTTTTAATAGATTTACAAAAATGTGATATGTTTGGTATTAATTCCACATTCAATACATATGGTTATTTAAAGAAAATATAATGGAAAGATATTGGTATAAAGATGAATATAATATGATGCTTATTGAAGGTAATGAAAGATCGTGGCGAGATTCGATAGGTCGTAACTTTGATGCTTATATGAGTAAATATAGGAATTCAGATCTATTAGATGGTGTGTGGTCATGTTTTGAATTTAAAGAACCTCATGAATGGTTAAGGCATCCTGGGAATGTTTCTAATGATCTTAGTAGGGATCATATCATATATGCGATACTATTGTTTATTAAAGGTAAGCAATATCATAGGGCACAATATATATTGAACAAGTTAAAATGGCGTGTAAATAAAACCACTAGGTTGAATGGTATGTTCTTATGGAGTAAGGTAATGAAATATAAGTTTGGGTATAATATATATTATATGTTTAAATTACCTGGGATATTTATTAGGCGATTACAAAATCATTTAGTTAGGAAATGGGCTAATATTAATCCAGAATTATCACAACCTATGTGGGACTTAGATATGACCCGTAACCGTACTGAGAGGCAACGTAAAGCTAAGAAACTTGTTTACCCAGCATATGCGTTACATATTGCAGCATGGCAGTTAAACGTGTTCCCTAATAGCAAATTTAAAGCTTTGTTACAAAGGCAGATGTTGCCATTAGTAGGGGAACATAATTATGTAATTAAGACTTTACTTGGTCATAAGTTAACTAAAGAAGAATTATCATTTGCAAGAAAATATAAGAGTATGACAGGTAGTAGGTGGACTACTACTTTAGATGAACTTAACGATAGACATGTAGAAATTATAAAACCTGAAGAAATGGGAGATTATGATTTGGAAGCATCTTATTTAAAATATATTATTAAACATGAATGAAAAGAATCTAATTAAACGAATAAGACAAGTAGAAGAACATATTAAAATACTTGAAGAATCAGAAATGGATGATGTTTTACGTAAAGAACGCATTGAAAGAAATAAATTATTACGTAGATTTTATGAAAAAAAGTTAAGAGATTTAAAATGGAATTGGTTATTGAAAGGTAACGATATTAAAACATTATTAAATTAATAGAATGAAAGCAGAAGAAATACAATTAGCCCAAGATTGGGTATTGATTAAACCAGATAAACTTAAGACATTTAAGGAAACAGAGTTTGTACCTGTCCTACCAAAAGAAAATATGAATGTTGTTAAGGACGAGGAAGACGAACTTGACCCAATACAAGAGGTTGAAGAGATCGAGAGAACTTTAGCATTTGTTATTCAACGAGGAACTATAGTAGCAATAGGACCAGGTGAAAGTATGTATGAAGTAGGAGATAGTGTGTTTATTAAACATCTCACTGGTGTAGACTTCCAATGGGTTGGTAGTCCTGCTAAAAGTACTTGTCCTAAGTTAATGAAGAAGTATGAGATTATAGGTAAAGTAAAATAGTAGTCATGCCAACTCCAGTTAAATCTAAACGAAAATCTACTATTAAAATAAAACCTTTTAGGAATATAGATCTATTAAATATGTTAGGAAAAGGGAGTGGTGCTTACATTAGTTGTAGTATTGACGAAAAGATAGGTAAATGGAATGGATACAATATTATAATATCTGATTGTGGTAGTAAAACTGAATTACATGGGTCATTACAAACTATTGAGAATAGAACAAATGCTTATTATAAAATTGATACTTTAATAAAATCATTAACGGAAATGAAAGATCATTTATCTATTGAATTTAAAAATAAAGGATTAAAAGTAAAATAATTGATAAAAAACGTAACCTTTATAAATTATTCTCGTAGAATAAGTATTCACACGTAAGGCAGTGAATATATCGGGCGCTTAGAAATGAGCAGAAAATCATGAAAATGAGCCATTAACTTGCATTTAAACGATGTTTGGACCAGATATTTTACCTACTGCACCTCAGGAGCAGGGTCTAAAAACAGACCGTCGGGAATTCAAAATTTAAAGAAGGGAGGGATAAGTGACAGATATAATTGTTATATACCTTTTTACTTAGTTAATCTCTTTCGCTAATCGCTCACTCGATTTAGCTTCGCTATTTAAAGGTATATTTCTTTTCTTTTATAGTATGTTGTAGTATGTTGTAGTAGGTATGTATATAAGTTAATCAGTCAACTAAAGAAGTCAACGGGAGTTATGTTATGAAAGAATTAAGAGTTAATATTAAGGTAGAATACGATTCAACAGATTTGAATCAATCTCAAGTAGATATGATAGATGAAATAATGAAACAAAAAATATCATCTATTGGTGGAAAATGGTGGGCTCAAGGAACTAGTTTTGTAGAAGAAAATAAACGATTAAGAGACGTAGCATACGATATAAATATTAGAGTATGATTAAAACAAAGACTGTTCATATAATTACATTTCAAGGTAAAGAGTTTGACAGACAAGCAACAACGTGGGAAATAAAGGAATTAAAAAGAGAAGGTGTATTGAAAAATTACAATGGGGTTTTGACATTTGATTTTAGGTAATTGACTTTAAGTAGGGGAGTATTGCTTAGTAGCAGAAGATAATTTAGCACAGCGATCTCCCCTTCTTTATACCCTGGTTGTTAGAAAGTTATGTTTAAAATATAAAATTTATGAGTGAATTAAAAGGAGAACCAAGTAGTGAAACTCCAGTTGAAACAGATCGTAGACCAACGATGTGGACTGGTGATTTTGAGAGAAATTTAAAATTGTTATTTAAAGTATTTAAAGATAAATACAATTTAGTATTAGATGCAGAAATTAATTTACCTAGAGTTATTTCAGGTAAAGAAAGTTTTTATTATGTATTATTCCTTAAAGTAGAAGGAGATAAAGTATTACCATTGTTAAGGATGATAAAAGAACTTGATGAAGATATAAGTAAAAATGCATTGTATTATGATGCTTTCGAAGCTACTTTAAAATTATTGACAAGTGATGCTACAATCAAAGAGATATATGATAAAGCGGTCTCTTCCGAACAGCCTGCTCCAGAAGGGAAAAGTGATGTTGATATACAAGAACCCCTTGGATCAAAAGATGTTGTTGATAGCCCAAAAGTTACTGGGGAAGGACTTGGTGGAGATGAAAAAGAAACCAAAAGTAAAAAGTAGCGGTAATGCAAAATATAGTCCATGGGAATGGGGGATCAGACCAAAGAAAAATAAATCAGCGTATTCGACAAGAAAAACGGATTACATTCCTTAAAGTATTTGTGTGGATCATATTTGCAATATTGCTTAGTTCGATAGTTGGTAATTTAATAATAAACTAATTTTATGAAGATAAAAGTAAAGTATAGTTGTCCTATGACAACTGTAAGGGTTAAACCCAAAAAAGTTAAATCTCGAGGACCAGGTTTTAGATCTGGTGGTAGATTTGTAACACGCAAAGAGATTCTTAAAGATCCATATTTGTCAAGTACAGAACGTATGTTATTGCTTGATATGTGTAAGGGTGTTACTGTAAAAAAAGTTAAGAAAATTAAGAAAAGAAATTTTAGGAAACTTGTCACTAAGAGGCCAATTGCTCATTATTTGATTGATGGGACTATATATAATACTGGCGACATTACAGAGGTTTCTTCATTTTGGGGAATATAATTATGATAAATACAATAGAATATTATCCGGTAGAAGTAGTGAAAGAATTTATGTCACTAACTGTAGGAGATATACTTAGGGTTAATCCTAAGACAGGTAATTATGAACTTTATGTTGCTGATGAAGATATTGGCGAAGGTAGTTTTATTACGAATGAATATTATATTTCTTTAGAACCTTGGATTATTGAAAAGTATATGGATTATTTTCAGGTATATGAAGAATCTGTTCTTAAAGGTCAAGAAGCAAGAGATGTTCCTGAATTGGAAAATGCTGATATTGAATTGGACGAATCTTGTGATAATTTTATTGATATCGAAGGAGAAGTAAAAAAAGACCCTGTTCTTTTAAATAAAGGACAAGTAATAGATATGACTAGTGTACTTATGGATCTCGAAAATAATCAAGCAACTATATATTCTCTTAAAGAAGATTTAGAAAAATTTAAACAAGAGTTTGAAAGACTGAAATATACGTTGCCTTCAGATCCACATCCACTTGGAAATTTCGATCCTATAGCAGAAAAGATAGTACCTAAGAAGAGAGCTGTTAAAGCTAAAAAATAATGAAGGAAGAACAAGTAGAGGAATTTCAAGAGGCTATAGAAAAGGAAACAGAGAAGTGTAAATCTGTTATTGATCCTAATAAAGTTGAGGAAAAACCTTCTTTTACTAAATGGGATTATGGTCATTTGATTAGGGAATGTAATAGATGTGGTCATAAAACTATAATGGATAGGGATGTAGAAGATGGACTTAGTTTTCATTTACCCACAACAGATAAACATGAAATTAAACTTGTTTGTGAAAATTGTGGAAATAGTATGAGAGTTTACTTTATTAAATCAGATAAAGTTAAACCACCTAAAGAAGAAGAGAAGGAACCTGTTAATGAAGAATTAGTTGTAGATAAAAAAGTTAAACGCAGAAAAGTTAAGAAAGATGATATTTCAAAAGATAGTAAAGAAGAAAAATCTGTATCGACAGATAGCTAGAGTTCTGAATGGTCTTAATGATCTTTCACCTAGGGAAATGGAGATATTTGGTATCTTACTTAAAATAGATGCTAATTGGCGTCCTGTGCTTCAAACTGAAACAAAAAATATATTAACAAGAGAGACGCGAAAGGCAATAATGAAAGAGACTTTTGTTAATAAAAATAATTTAAGTAAATATATATCTGTTTTAAAGGACAAAGGTCTTGTTGTTAAAAATATTTACGATGGTTATCAAATTCATGAAATGTTTGTTCCAAAATTAGAAGATGGTGTAGTGAAGATTAATTTTACAATGGGAGTAGAAGATGAGGAATAATGGTAAAATTAAAACCAGAAGATATCATATTTAATGATTTATCGTTAAGATACAAATTAGATAAGCGGGTGATTAGAGAAATTTCTTTTCACCCCTTATTGTTTTTCAAAAGAAAAGCTGAAAGTGGAGATACGAGACCAATCAGAATAATGTATTGGGGAGCGTTTGTACCTAAACAATTTAAAAAATCAAAAATAAATGCAATGAAATATATAGCAAAAACTTTGTTAAAAAATATTGGTGAAGCGTATGAAGCAATTCCTCAAGATTTTTATGCAATATATCCTAACATAAAAATATTTAGAAACGTAATAGAGGAAGCATTAGCTGCAAATAATAAGCCAATGTTAGATGAATTGTATGGGTTTTATAAAGAATATTTAAAAAACAATTAGTTATATAACAAAAATATCTATAAACGTAACATATATATGCTATAGTACGTAGCATAGTTTATGAAACTATTCGATATAAAAGGAGAAGAGGTAGTTTTGAATGTCCAAGTTTTGGGCATTCCGCCTTTTAAAGAACTTTACGAAAGAGATAAATCGAAAGGGAAGAAACAAGCACATAAGGAAATATCTTATGTGACTTTTTTATGCGATAATACTACTGATAATCATTATCGTGGTTATAATGAAAATGAAAGGAATGAAATCCTTAAACGGGATTTTATAAAAGATGCTGATTATCAACCAGATGAATTAGTTTTAGAAGCAATTGAAAAGTTTAAAGACTTACAAAAGACTTCTACTTCTAGATTATATGAATCTGCTTTAGATGGGGCAAATAAATTAGCTGGTTATTTTACTAATGTTAATTTTAATGAACATGATGAAGATGGAAAACCAATACATTCTGCTAAAGAATTAGCACAGAATTTATCTGCAGTCGGTAATATTGTCAAGTCTCTTAAGTTATTAGAACAGATTGTTCGTCAAGAACAACAGGATGCTAGTACAGCTAGAGGAGGAAATATAATTAGTGAATTTGAAGTATCAGACGAAGCATGGATATAAAAATATTAAAAGAAGACACACCAGAAGGAGAAACTCATTATGGTTTTCAAATAAGGAAACATGGTTTTAGAGGTTCCCCACCAGTAATATCAAATTGGTTTATTTCGGTAGAAGGTTTAGAGAAACAATTAAATCATCATATAAAACAATATCTTGGAGCCAGTTAAATTAAAAATAAAACATGAAACTAATTCTAATAAGTTTAGACAGGCTGCCATAACTTATCAAGAAACAGATAAATATGTTGCTGCTCCAGAAGGGACGACAGAATGGAGAAATTATTGGATTGAAGAAGCTAGGCGTTGTGTAAATGGATTTATTGCAAAAGATGGGGATGAGATATCTGGTTATTTCTATTTTTACTTAAATTATTGTCCTATTAATAGAGTTGTACGGACTGAAAAAAAAGATCCAAAAACTGGGAAATTAATAGTTAGTATTAAAAAGGATATAGATTTTCCAGATTTCTATGATTATGACAGATCTTATTTTGATATGATCGCTGAAGCTAGATCAGTTGGTCGACATTTAGCAGTAATAAAAAAACGTAGGGCAGGGTATTCGTTCAAAAATGGATCAATGCTTTGTCGTAATTTTTATCTTATACCAGGTTCCAAATCTTATGCAATTGCATCGGAGGCGGAATTTTTGCTTAAAGACGGTATGCTAACTAAGGCATGGGATTATATGAACTTTTTAGATGAGAATACTGCTTGGACCAAGAAACGTCAGAAGGTAGATACTAAGATGCATAAGCGCGCATCTTTCATTGTTGATATACATGGTACTAAATCGGAGATGGGATTTAAGTCTGAAATCATAGGAGTGACGCTTAAGAACGATCCACACAAAATTAGAGGTAAAGCTGGGATGCTTTATATGTTTGAAGAAGGTGGTCAGTTTCCAAATTTATTGGAATCGTGGCAGATCACATTACCATCTGTTCGACAAGATGTCGAAGTATTTGGGCAGATGATTGTATTTGGGACTGGTGGTTCTAAGGACACAAACTTTGAAGGTTTGAAATCATTGTTTTATGAACCAGATGCATATGAATGTTTACCTATACAAAATGATTGGGATGAAGGTAAGATAGGAACGAAGTGTGGTTTCTTTGTTCCAGAATATATGAATATGTCTGGTCCTAGGGAAGACCCATATATTTATATGGATAAAGATGGGAATAGTAAAATTAAATCTGCTTTAGTAAGAATTGAGAAGGAAAGGGAAAGAGTTATATATGGGGCTAGTGATAGAAATGCAATTGATAGATATATAGCAGAACACCCAATAACGCCAGAGGAAGCTTGTTTGAGTGTAAGTGGTAATATATTCCCTAAGAAAGATCTGATTCGACATTTAGCAACTATAAGAAATAGTGAAACTATAGAGAATTATAAGCAAGTTGGAGAATTGTTTTTCGATGAAAATGGTAATCCTATTTGGAATATTAGTACAAAAAATAAAGATATAATATCGTACAGATTATCTGAAGGAGTTTCTCGTGAAGGTGCTATTGTGGTATGGGAACATCCTATAAATGATCCTCCGTATGGTTTATATGTTGCTGGGATAGACCCATATGATTTCGATAAATCAACTACTAATTCTCTCGGTTCTTGTATTATTTACAAACGTTTTCAAGACTTTGAATCTTATTACGATTTGCCTGTAGCAGAATATACAGGTAGACCAGATACTGCAGAAGAATATTATGAGAATGTTAGAAAATTATTAATATATTATAAAGCAAACGCTTTATATGAAAATGAAAAGAAAGGTTTATTTACTTATTTTAGTCACAAACATTGCGAATACCTATTGGCAGATCAACCTAATATAATTAAAGATATTATAAAAGATAGTAAGGTTGAAAGGGGGAAAGGAATACATATGAATAAGTCTATTAAAGATTGGGGAGAAGGACTTATTAAAGAATGGTTAAATGAAGAGTTTGCTCCTGGTAAAAAGAACTTAACAAAAATATTATCTATACCATTACTTGAAGAATTGATATCATACAACGATGAAGGTAACTTTGACAGATGTATGGCTTTTATGATGGTAATGATATATCGTGAACAATTACATCATGTTCATGTTAAGAAAAAAGAAAAGGATGTAGATAAAAGTAAAGTAATATTCTCTGAAGGAATATTTAAAAATATAACTAAATACGCATAACTATGGCAAAAACAGATAGTTCACCTATCTTTCCACCTCAAAAACTTCCTAAGTCTAAAAAAACTTTGGATTGGAAAGAGAATTGTGTGGATGGTATAATTGCTCGAGAAGGTAGTAGTTCTTTTATTAAGGGTAGAAGTCGTAAGGATAGAATGCTTATTAATTATGAACTATACAACGGCAATTTTAATGAAGAAGATCTTAAACATGTAACTAATCCATTTAAGGTGGATGATGGTTTTCCAGCCACTCCTCAAGACATGAATGTTATTAGACCTAAGATTGATCTTTTACTTGGTGAGGAAAGTAAGAGACCGTTTAATATTATTGTTATTCAAACTAATGAGGATGTTGTATCGGATATAATGAATAAGAAAGGTAAGTTACTTAAGGAATATGTAATGAACCAACTTAATTCTCAATTAACTGGTCAACCTAATTCCGAAGAAGAACAGTTAAATCCTGAACAGATAGACAAGTATTTTAGGCAAGACTTTAAGACAATAGGAGAGAGATCTGCTGTAGATATACTTAAGTATTATAAGGAAAAACTTAATTTACCTAATGAATTTCTTAAGGGATTTAAAGATGGATTATGTGCCGGTGAAGAACTATATTATAATGGTATAATTAATGGCGAACCTATTTTGGAACGAATGAATCCTAAGAATTGTGATTATGATAATAACGTAGATATTGAATTTATTGAAGATGGAGATTGGTTTTTGTATTCTACAAAGATGACTCCTGCTACAATATATGACAGATTTTATGATATTATGACAGAAAAGCAATTGGATGATGTATTAGAATTAATTGAAAATTCTGCAAGTAGTCGTACTAACATGGGCTCTAAAGTAAATACTAAGAGTATCATGTATAAAGATAAGGTGTCAGATCGTTTCTTATCTGGTGATGATGGTGGTTTAAATGCTGTTAATGTTTGGCATGCTGTTTGGCGTTCATTTAAGAAGGTTGGTTTTGTTACATTTTATGATCAAGAAAGCGGTGAAGAAACTGTAACTATGGTCGAAGAAGGTTACAGGAAAGGACCAGACGAAGAATTAGAATGGGATTGGATTGTTGAAATATGGGAAGGATATAGGATTGGAGATGATATTTATGTTGGTATGCAGCCAGTTGAATATCAATATGCTTCTATAGACAACCCAAATGCTAAGAAATTACCTTATAGTGGTGTTACTTACAGTGATACAAATTCTCGTGGTAAATCTTTAGTTGGTGTAATGAAGCCTTTACAATACATGTATATAATAATATGGTATAGGTTAGAATTGGCTTTAGCTAGGGATAAAGGTAAAGTTATCAATATGGATATTACTCAGATACCTAAATCTATGGGTATAGATGTGGATCGATGGATGCATATGCTTAGTTCTATAGGTGTTAACTTTATTAACCCTTATGAAGAAGGTTGGGATATACCAGGTCGTGAAGGTGGTAAACCAGCAGCTATGAATCAGATGGGTGCTATAGATTTATCTATGTCTAATACTATTGCTGGATATATCGAATTGATGGCGAAGATAGAAGATATGATTGGGGAGATTAGTGGTGTAAGTAAACAACGTCAAGGTTCTATTGAACAACGTGAGTTGGTTGGTAATGTTCAAAGATCTGTTGTTCAATCATCTCATATAACAGAACCTTTGTTTTGGAATCATGGTTTAGCAAAAAAGAATGCAATTACTATATTCTTAAATACTGCTAAGTATGCTATAGAAACATACGATAAACAATATATTCATTACTTTAATGAAGATTTATCTAGGAATTTCTTTGAGATCAATGATGAATTTCTATTTTCAGACTTTGATGTATTTGTAACAGATAGTTCGAAAGAACATAGGAATCTTGAGGAACTTCGTTCACTTATTCAACCTGCAATGCAGAATGGTGCTTCGTTGTTAGATGCTGCACAATTACTTACAACGGATAGTATATCTGATATTAAAGTCAAATTGGAAGAAATTGAGACTAACAGGTTACAACGAGAAGAAGAAATGGCTAGGATTCAACAAGAGACTGCACAGCAGCAAATGCAAATGCAAACTCAGATTGAACAAGAGAAATTGAGAATAGAAGAAGAAGATTCTATACGTGATTCTCAGACTGCAATTGAGGTGGCTTTGATAGGAGCCGAATCAAAACAATCTGATGAATATTTAAATGACGAAGATATAGCAAAACTTGAACTTGAAAGAGAAAAATTAAATACAACTAAACGAAAACAAACAGATGATACTGATATTAAAAAAAGACAGTTGCAAGAAAGTATACGATCTAATAAAGTAAATGAAGAAATAAAACGCAAGGCTGCAAATAAAAAGCCTGCAACAAATAAATAATTATGGTTAAAACAAACGATGATGTTTTTGATGGATTTACATTGGGAGATTTATCCGGTGGCCTAATTCCAGGTGCCGTGGACCCAAGTTTACCAAAAAACATGATAGATGAAATACCGGTTGTAGATCCAGATGATATACCAGCAGATGATGATGCTGATGATAAAGATATCGATGACGATCATACAAACGATGATTCCAAAGACGATTCGGATGATAGTGATGATAGTAAAGATGATAAGGATGATAAGGATGATAAAGATGATAAATCTAAAGATGATAAGGATGATAATAAAGACGATGATACATCCGATGATGATTCAGATGACTTAGGTGAATATGAATCTGATATATCAAATTTCTTTGTTGGAAAATTAGCTGATGAACTTGGTTGGTCTTTGGGTGAGAATGATAAATTTGAGAGTGTATCTGATGTAATAGATTATATGCAAGAGTTAGTAGAGGATGCATCAAAACCACAATTTGCAAATGACGAAGTTGAAAAATTTAATGAATTTGTAAAAGATGGTGGAAGTTTAAGGAAATTTTATGAAGGTGTTGTTCATGGAACTCTCGATCTCAATGATTTTGATTTAGAGATTGACGAAAATAAAAGAGCTATTGTTCGAGAAGATTTGAGAAATCAAGGTTATTCTGATAAACAAATTATTAGAAAGATAGAAAGATATGAAACAGCTGGTACTTTAGAGGAAGAAGCTGAAGATTCACAAATTAATGTTGAAACGTTTAGAGATAAACAATCGCAAAAGCTATTAAAGGATCAACAAAAATTCGCAAATGAGTCTGAAAAACAACAACAAAAGTTCTTAGGCGACGTAAAATCTTATGTAAAAACGCTGAAAGACATTCGTGGAGTTAAACTTTCCGAAGTAGAAAAGAAACAATTGTTAGATGATATTTTCAGAGTAGATCAAGATGGACAAACAAAATATCAGAAAGTATATTCTGAAAATCTTATTAAAAATCTAATTGAATCTGCTTACTTTACTACAAAAGGGAATGCTATTACAGATAAAATAAAAAGAAATGAGCAAACGAATGCAACTAAAGATCTAAAACGGAAACTCAGATCGTCAAAAAATAAAAGAACCACATCGCGGGGCAATAATCAAGACTCGAGTGTTTCTGCTAATTTAGGGCTTTTAAGTAAGCAATTATTGTAAATATAAATTACACTTTTTTAAATTATGGAAAACAATGTTTTAAACACATTGCAGCTCTATAGAACTAAGTATTTTTCCGGACTTGTAGACGAACACATGTTGTCCAATGCTTTAGTAACTGAGCCACATAAGATTTCACCTGTGATTTCCTACATTTTTGGTAGGTTTGACCAAGGAAATATTATTGACTTTATTACTAATGGTTCTGGACGGACTCAGACCATTGAAGCGCGTGAGTATGATTGGGAAGTTATGATTGAACATGACAAAGCAATTACTATTCGTGCAGCTGAATGGAAAGGTTCTGCTGTAAATACAGATTCAACTTCTGACGATACTCCTGGTATCAACTTATCTCCATTCAAAATTTGGTTGGAAGAGAAGTGGTTTGGCCCTGGTGCCATTCTTGCTTTTGATAATAAGGATTATCAGGTACGCGTAGTTGGAGCACCTTACCAAGATGGGGATGAATTTGTCTATACTGTCGTAATGGCAGATGGTCAAGAAGCTTCTTATGTTGATCCTCAACAAATGGCTCAAGGAAAACAAGTTAGTCGTAACGGTTCTGCATATGAAGAATACAGTGATGAAGCTGATATCGTTAATTATCAAACTCCATTCAAACTGAGAAATCAGTTGACTACTATGAGAATGCAGTATGATATTACCGGTGATGCACATTCATCTGTTATGATCATTTCTTTTAAAGATCCAAGTTCTGGTAAACAAACCAATTATTGGTCTGTATATCAAGAATGGGTTGCTATGAGACAATGGTATGAGAGAATGGATCGTCAAACTATGTATTCTGAATCAAATGTTAGAACTGATGGTTCTGTACATGTTTATGGTTCAAACGGAAGACCTGTATATATTGGTGCTGGTTTGTTACAACAAATCGCTCCTGCAAACAGGACTCCTTATACAACTATGACTTTAGACATTCTTGATACTTTTATGTCTGATTTGTCTTATAATATACTCGGTTTTGGTGAGAGGAAGTTCCTTGCACTGACTGGTGAAATGGGTATGAAGGAACTCGATAGAGTTCTTAGAGCTAAAGCTACGGCTTACAGCTTGATCGATACTCACTTTGTTAGCGGCAGTGGCCAAGATTTAGCATTATCTGGACAATTTACGACTTATAAAGGTCTTAATGGTGTAGAGCTAACAATTAAACACTTTCCGATTTATGACAATCCTACTTATAATAGGACTCCTCATCCACTTACAGGTAAGCCTCTCGAGTCTTATCGTATGACGTTTATCGATTTCGGTATGCGCGATGGCGAATCTAATGTTGTAAAGGTTGTTAGAAAAGATCGTGAACTTTCTATGTGGTATACTGGTGGGTCTATTGCTCCCGGAGCAGGACATGCTAAGTCAGCTACCACTATGCGGTCGAATTCAAGAGATGGTTACCAAGTACACTTTTTAAGTGAACAAGGAATTATGCTTAAAGATCCGACTACTTCAGGCGAATTATACTGTGACGCTTCAGAATAAATCACAGTAAATTAATATAAAACGAGTAAAAAATAAATCTATTACACTATGTGGGTAATATTGCGCCCTTTGGGCAAGAATCCATGGTCAGGGTTACTTCGTTACAGAAATTGTTACGATACCCTTGGACCATATTTCACTCGTTCTGGTCGTATTTACACTGGTCTAATTGCAGATGATGCAAAGAGATTAGGTGAAACGTTAGGTCATGATTTAACACCAGCTTCTGAATACTGGCATTCGTTCGGTATCAGAGTTGGTTCTAAAGATATGTATTTTAATACAGAAGACCCCATGGACGAGCTTAGATATTTGTTTTTAAAAAATCATAAGAGAGTTGCTAGTTCGATATTTGAGAGAAAATCAACTGCTAATTACGTGCTTGTAAATAAAGAAGAAGAAGCTAAAAAGGCTAACGTTTATAATAAAGCTAAACGCAGGTCTGCACGTGAATTTGATAAATTGTCTGCTGAAGACGTTAGGCGTTGCTTAAGGTTGTATGGTCAGAACGCATCTACGATGGGTAATGAACAAGCAGAGAATGTATTATATGATTTAGTAGATGGTAATCCTCAAAAATTTCTCGATCTTTGGGTAGATAATAAGAATAGGGATATTGAAGTTTTAATTGAAACTGCTGTATCTAAAAATGTTCTCAGGAAAACTAAAAATGTATATAAATATGGTAGTGATATCATAGGATATAGTTTAGATGATACTGTTCATTATTTATTAGATCCAAAAAATCAAGATCTCAAAATGGCAATTATGTCAGAGATCGATATCAAAGAGAAATTTTTAGAAACAGAAGAAGTAGAAGAAGAGAAAACAGAGCAACCTGTTAAGGTTTCAGAAAAGAAACCAATAAAAAATAAAAAGGTTAGTAAGTAATGACATTAGATGAGTTACATCAGTTTTTTAATTTAGAATTTGATAAGACAAGTGGTCTTGAACTTCCAGCATTTTTGCCGGCAGAAAAAGACGATTGGATTAACAATTCAATTAAAAAATTTACTAAGACTAGGTATAGTGGTATAAATCCAAAACGAGAAGCATTTGAACAAACACAAAAAAGGATAGATGATTTGCGGACTCTTGTTGTGGAAGAAACTTTGGTATGTGATACTGGAACCATAAAACCTAATTCTTATATTGCTGATTTAACAGATTTAAGTTTCACTTATTGGCTTGCTTTAGGGGAAGAAGGACTTATAGGTTATCAAACTATAAATGATACTGGGACAAATGTTGCTTCCGGTAGTTTAGTTGTAGGTCAAGTTTATAAAGTAATAACTGACACAGTTACCAATGCCGGTACTACATATGCAGTTGGAGATTATTTTGTATCAGCACATGCAGATTACACCGGTAACGGTGGCTGTATTTTGCAAACACAAAAACGTGTACCTGTAACAGAATCAACAATTGATACTTATACAGAACTTCTTGATAATCCTTATAGCAGTCACAAATTACATTATGATGATGCACATCCGTTAAGGTTGTTTTATCAAGATAGTGTTGAACTTATAGGAGATGGTAATTATGGGGTGGTCCGTTATTATCTTCGTTATCTCAAGGAACCCCAAATTATTGATATATTGACTGATATTGCAACTGGCTCTATTGGAGCTGGTATTTTATATGAAGTTCGTAATACGGATGGTTCTACCGTTACTTATAATGGTAACGATTATTATGATGGGGAAACCTTTTTGGGCGTATCTGGTGTTGCAACTTATGTTGAAGGTGGTGTAAGTACAGTCCATGTAACAATAAATTTGCCAGTACATACTCACGATGAAATAGTTAGGTTAGCTGTTAATATGGCTCTTGAAAATATCGAACAGCCGCGCTATCAAACTCATGCTGTCGAAGTAAGTACTATGGAATAATTAAATAAACAATTAATATGTTAAAAAGAGTAGATAAATTATTAATCGGTAAGGATATTAACCGAACTGTTGCCACTTTGGGCGGTTCTAGCGATGACCTTGCTGATGGAGAAATTGTCGTATTGGACAAAAATATGTCTCTTTTAGCTGCTGGAGCTACCATTAGTGATACAGATATTATCTATATCATTCAAGGTACTGGCGATACATATGATTACTCGGACGCCGATGGTACTGCTGTCACAGACGTACGTAGATTTATCGTTTCTGACCCGATTGAGGGAAGGTTAGTTAAATCTTGGAAGGGTCTTTCATATGATGCTAAAAGTGAACAGATTTCTAGCTTTACTGATACTGCATTTACGCCGGTTATTGGAACAGAATATGTAGTTCGTGTTGTATATAAAGACATTAATGAACATCCTGGACAATTTACTCAAACTTTTAGATACGTTTCTACTACTACTGTGTTAGCTACTTTTAATACAGCTTTTGCAGCTGCAATAAATGCTCATAGTGGTAGACGTGTACAAGCTACTGAAGATGCAACTCACTTGATATTAACAGGTAGAGTAATAACTGACTGTACAAGTTCATTAACGGATATTGATAAATTTAGTCAAGTTCGTTTTGAAGCATTTTATTATTATGTTCATGGCACCACTGGTGCGTGGACCGAATGGAATGCTACAACTCTTGCACAAACTGTAACTCCTGCTGATCATGGTTCTGGTACTTGGGAACAAGTACGTGACCTTGAGAAAGCTACTAAAGCTCATAGTGGATTCACAAACAGGACAAAGTTCCCGGTTAAAGAACCGACGACTTTTGCTGTTAAAGATGCTACATATGATCTTTTGGCTATAGAATCAAGTAAATCTTATGAATCATCCGATGCTTGGCAAAAACAAGCTCCACTAACAACTTTAGTGGCAATTCCTGTACCTAGTACGGGTACTCAGATGACCGATGTGCTTGCTGTCTTGAATCCTTGGTTTGCATCATGTCCTGGTGCATTTGATACCGTTGCTGTTTAACCTTTAAAATTTGATATAATGAGTAAAAATGAATTTCAAATAAAAAGAACAGCATTTGCTAATGTAACTGTGCCTGGTCACATTACTGTTAGTGACTTATCTGTTCAAACTGGGGCTTATGTTCCAGCTGGAGCGATTGTAACTGGTATTAGAATGTTCGCAGGTGGTGCTGTAACGTTAGCTTCTGCTTCAAACGCAACAGTAACTCCATATGTGTATACACAAGCTCTTGCTTCTGATAATAACATTCTTTCTTCGTGCGCTATTTTAAATGTCATTAAGACATTAGTTTTAGCTTCTGCTCAAGGAGTTTTTATTGGAACAGGTGGATTAGTAGATGTTGATTTTGGTTCTACTGGTACAGCTGCTACTGGTATGACTGGAGATTTTGATATCTATGTAGATTATTTATACTGTCCTGATCACGATTAAGATAGTTTAAAACTTATATAAAAGGGGCCCTTCGGGGCCTACTTTTAATTTTCAATTTTTATGGAACCGAGAATACTTGGAGAAAATACCGTAGGGATAAATAACGCTAACTTAGAGGAAGCGATAGAGAGAGTCGATAAGTCCAAAATGTATGAGGATTTGTCGACTATTATTATATGCCCAACGAGGGGAACATTTCCCACGAGAGTTGTACAATCGTGGATGAAGTTACAAAAACCTATGAATCAAGCTACAGCTGGTCCTATCTTTGCAGAAGCAATGAAAGTTGATCAAGCTTATAATAGTTTGATAGAATATATATTAGCAAATGAACAGTTAAGTAAATTTAAATATATATTAACAATAGAAGAAGACAATTTACCGCCAGCTGACGGTTTGTTGAATTTGTACAAAAGTATCGGTGAATATGATGTAGTTGGGGGATTATACTGGGGAAAAGGAAAAACGGGATTTCCAATGATATTTGGTGATCCTAATTCAGATAAAGTAGATTATTTACCACAGAAACCAATAGCTGGAACTGTACAAGCAGCAAGAGCTCTTGGAATGGGTTTTAATTTATTTAAGTTGGATATGTTTAAAAAAATGGAAGGTCCATGGTTTAAGACAGAACAGGAAGTAGATAATAAAGGTATACCCAAAGCTATTACTCAAGATATTTATTTTTATAGGAGAGCATCAAAAGAAGGATTTAAATTTGCATGTGATACAAATGTTCTTGTAGGACATCTGGATATAAAAAACGATAAAGTTTGGTAATATGGCAAATAAAGTAAAAATAGATTTGGCATGTGGTTCAAAGAAAAAAGAAGGATATATAGGAGTAGATATTGCTAATGTAGAAGGTGTAGATATTGTTCATGATTTAACTCAATATCCTTGGCCTATAGAAGATAATAGTGTAGATAATATTCATTGTTCCCATTATATGGAGCATGTACCGCATGTAGATATCAAAGGAATACTTAAACAATCTAGTTCTTTTGAAGAATTTAAATCAAAAACAATTGAATCAAAAGATGGATTTATTAATTTTGTGAATGAAGTATATAGGATATTAAAAATTGGTGGTACTGCAGAAGTAATAGTTCCTCATTATATGTCAGTTAGGGCTTTTGGTGATCCTACTCATACGAGATATATTGGGGATTTTTCATTCCTATACTTAGATAAAGAATGGAGAGATGAAAATAATATATCTCATTATGGTATTGAATGTGATTTTGAGATGATAGCTTCTTATCATATTGGTAATGAATTATTACTTAAATCTCAAGAAGTTCGTGATGAAGCGTTTGTAAAAGAGTGGAATGCAATAAATGATTTAATAGTAAAGATGACTAAAAGATAAAATGGTATGGCTTTAGAACTAGGGCTTTCTTTTTTGGAAGCTAATGATAATACAGGTTTACAACTAACCGATGCAACTGGTGAAACAACTACTGGTACAACTACTGGTTGGGGAGTGGTTTCTGGTGAGGCACCAACTCCAGCTACAGACTTATACACAGATATTATAACAAGTGGAACTGCGACAGCTGAGAAATGGCATTTAAAGTTAGATGTCGTATATACAGGATCTGATGGTACAGAAATAACATACGATCAATTGGATTTATTTGATCTTGATACAACAGGTGCTTTTGCAGTAGTTGGTGATTTACTTTGGGTTCTTGAACCATCTGATTTAGTATCTGATGGTACCGAAATGGGTTCATCTGGTGATGAATTTTTAGATGGCATATATGAGTTTACTTATTCTTTATTAGATGCTCCAACTGATGTTATTATAGAAGACAGTCTTGTAACATCTATTTTAGTAGATGGTAAAGTGAGAGTTAAAACATACGATGTAATACGTGAAATAGCATCTATATATAATTGTACAAATGAAGAAGAACCTATTTATAATCCTAAATATAGGGATATTTTAGTAGCTCTTTTAAAATACGGGATGTTTAGTAGCATGATTGCTAATGTTTCTTATGGTAATGTTACTGAAGTACTTAACATATTAGATACTTTAGAACGATTAACTATAAATGATTAAAAATGGGAGCAACAATATTTACTTCATATGTCAATAATAATAGAGGGTTTATTGTAAACCCCGAACTTGTAAGTAGTTCCACAGTAACTGTTTACGAGACTCCTGTTGCTAACCAAATATCAATTTGGAAAAGTGATTCTTCTATTCAAGGAAGTTCTAATTTAACTTATGCTGGTGGTACACTTACTATAAGTGGTACTGTAGCGGCTACTACTATAACAGGAGCTAATGTGACAACCGGTGCTGATCCAGGTCACACACATACTACAATAACAGTTGCTGATGAAAGTGCAGATACTATTTGTTTTCCACTATTTGTAACAGCTGCAGCTGGAACTTTACAACCAAAAACTGGTAGTAATTTAGAATTTAATTCAAGTACAGGTGAACTTACTACAATTGGTGATATAAGTGTTGAAAAAGACAATGGAGATATAAATGTTGGATCTGGTACTGGTACGGGTAGGTTTAATGCTATTTCGGCAACAGGATCAGTTGCAGGATTGACATTAACTTCTGGCGCATCAACAGTTGAAATGGCATATGTAGAAACATCTGGCTATTGTTTTTTTAATACTGCAGCAACAGAGACAGCAATAAAATTTTATGATAATGGGGCTGTTGAATTGTATTGGGATAATGCAAAGAAACTTGAAACAACAGCGGCAGGTACTACTATTACGGGGGCATTAACAGCAACAACATTAATAGGAACAACACTAACGGGAACTTTAAGTACTGCAGCCCAAACAAATGTTACCTCAGTAGGTACATTAACTTCATTAATTGTAGCGGGTACTATTAATACATCTACACTTGAACCTGCGTCTGGGAATTTAACAATCAATGCTGAAAATCACGTATATATTAAAGTTAATGATGGTGGTCCTGCTATAGACGCATTAGATAGTGGGGCAGTTACATTATATTGGAATGAACTTCCTAGATTAGCAACTAGTG